GTCACGATTTTGTCACTGTCGCGAGCCGTCAAACTTCCGACAGCGGTGGCGGCGATGGCAAAAGTAGGCTGGTTGGTCGAGGGAAAAGGGGAGGACGGTAGGCCGTTTATCTCTTTCCCGAAGTGGGAAAACTGGCTTTCCAAGTCGGCCAAAGCTAGGCTACAGAACTCGATGAACCAACGAAACGCAAGGGAATTGAAGGAATTGGAGGCGGCAAAAGCGGCTAAAGAGCGTCACGATTCTGTCACTGCCTTGTCACTGTCAGACCGTGACAAAACCGTGACTACAGTACAGAAGAGTACAGTAGAGAATAGTATTGAAGAAAAACCCCCTTTATCCCCCAAGGGGGAAACAGCCAAGCCGCCAAAGGAACCTCGCAAGCCTAAAGAGACGATCGGCCAATTCGACATCCCCCCAAGGCTAGACTCTCCTGAGGTGCGCGAAGCCCTCGAAGCCTGGGAGCGGATGCGGCGCAACATCGGACACCCAATCCGCGACAGAGGCAACGTCTGCCGGGGCTGGGACCAAGCCTACCGCGATCGGGATCACTTGTTGGCATGTATCAACCTCACAACGGCGAACGAATGGCAGGGCATCAAGCCGAGCCACGTAGACCCGAAGGCTAAACCGAAGGTCGACCCCTACGCGAACCTGAGGAAATACTAATGACCGAAAAAACCGCTCGATGCATCAAAGACGAAGAAAACCTAATCGGGGCTTTGATTGTCAAGCCTGAGGCGATCTACATTGCTCAAGAATACGTGACGGCTACCGACTTTGTTTCGATCGGTTTTTCTCAAGTGTTCTTCGCAATCCAGGCCCTGCTGAAAAAGGCGGTCCCGCTCAACGCAACGAACATTGCAGCGGAACTAGACCGGATCAAGGTGCTAGACCTCGTAGGGGGCGTTGCTAGGCTCGTCGAGCTTATGTCTGAGGGAATGCCCCATCATGTTCAGTACTACGCCGAACAGGTCGCTAAGGCCTCCCAGCGGCGAAAGCTTCGGCGCGTCATTGACGATTTAGCGAAGCAATGCGAGGGCGATGAATTCGACCCGGTGGAGTTCGCTGGCGAAATGTCGGCAGCGTCTACGATCATTGACGGGGCGGGCGTCGAGCAGAAACGGCTAGGCTTGGTGCTCGATGAATTCTTGGAGCAGTGCGAAGAAAATCGGCAGTCCAAGACAACTTCGGTTTTTGCAACCGGAATTGAAAGGCTTGATGAATCGCTCTTCGGTGGATTGCCAGCGGGGTACATTACCATCGGGGCGCGGCCGTCGATCGGTAAATCGGCAGTTGGGGCAGAAATTGCATTGAGGCCAGCAAGGGACCGAAACGAGCCGACGCTATTCGTCAGTCTTGAAATGAGCTTTCGGCAGTTCGCATTGCGTTTCATGCTGAGGGGTACAAGCCTCAAGGCTAGCGACATAAACCAATCGACTTACACGGATGCCCAGTTAAACGAAATGCTTGAAGTGGCAGCGGACCATCATTTATGCCCGATGGAGTTTTGGCATAAACCAGGGGCTACCATTGCGGCTATTGAATCCAGAATCAGGACCGACATTGCCCGAAGGGGGTGTAAGTTAGTTGTGATTGATTATATCCAGCTAATCAAAGCCCCAAGGGAAATCAGCGACCGGCGGCTACAGGTTTCGCACGTATCCAACGAGATTTGTCGAATGAGCAAGCAGCTTAACATCCCAATTGTTGTCTTGGCTCAGGTCGGCAGGGCGGCAGAGGGTGAAGCCCCAACGCTATCGCACCTAAAGGAATCTGGTTCGATCGAAGAGGATTCGGATATCGTAATGCTTTTGCATCGGGAGGATCGAGCGGCGGAAAAGATGGACGTTTACATAGCCAAGTTTCGCGATGGCGAAATGAGCAAGACTGAATTGAGTATGCGGCGCGGTGCTGTGTACTCGACCGGGGACCGGGAATTTAAGGTTGGATCGGAATTGACTAATTACAATGGAGGATTCTAGTATGAATTACTTAGTGCTTGATTTGGATACTGGGCGAATGGACGGATGGTACGGATCGCAGAAGTCAGCGGAATGGTGTTGCGAAACAAGAAAGAAACGGGTTGGCGGCAGGTGGATTGTTGTTTGCCTAGCAAGCGACCAAGGCGAACAGATCAGGCTTACGCCAGAGCTTACTAGGCTCGATGATATGGAGCTTGATTTGCGATGACCGACGACGAAAAGACCCGCAATCTCCAGGACAAAGTGTACTGGTTGGAAATGCGAGTCAAGCTACTACAGGAAAGAAACAAGGAGCTTAGGCAATGGATCACGAAATTGACAAACAAGAACCATCCAGCAAGGAGGGCGGGCAAGTGAAAGTAGGCGATAAGGTTTGGGTATTGTGCGAGGTGGTTAATCAAAGCGAAAGTTCTGTTTGGGTCAAAGTCGGTTTTCGTGATGGCTGGGTCTGGGTCGATGAAAATGACTGCCGACCCGTCGAGCCGGCACCCAAAGAGCCGACGCGAGGCCAAAAGCTAGCCGAACGAACGATGAAAGCGATTTGGGCGGCGAATGATGCGGTAAACGGAACGCCAGCTATCAAGGAATCCTTAACAACTGAACCCAGCCTTTCGGAAATCCCGAATAGTTCAAGCGACCCTTTGGCGGTCGGCGATGCGGTGCGATTTGTTTGGCCGGGGCATAAGCGGCACAGAACGGAAGGCACGATCATATCAACTATGGGCGATCCGAGTATCTTTGTAGACATCAAAGAGTACCCGTATCGATTTAAGTCTGATTGCGGGGCGTTTGAACGGTGGTGCTCAGTAGGTCAACTTGAGCGAATCGACAAGGCCGACCCCATCAACCCTAGCCACTACAAGCAAGGCGGCATCGAGTGTATTGAAGCTATCAAGGCGGCTCTTGGCGAGGGCTTTCCTGATTACCTTCGGGGCAATGTCATTAAGTACCTTTGGCGGTACAAGGAAAAGGGCGGCGTTGAGGACTTGCGTAAGTCGGCATGGTACTTGGATCGATTGATTAAGGAGGTGGGCGAATGAGCAAGTTTAGAAAAATCACGGAGTCAGAAGCAGCGGCTATAGCAAGCGGCAGCGAAGCCGGAAGGATGCTGGTCATGGAATGCGGGTTGCTTCGCGAGTTGGTAAAGGCCAAGGATGAGTACATCGCCTGCTATAAGACCGGCAAGCGACCAAGCGAGAAACTTTTCGCTAAGCTTGAGCGGCTGATTAAGGAGGTGGGCGAATGAAACGCAAAGAATTTATCGAGTACCTTGAGGGGCTTCAATCTAAAGCGGCAGCCCGAATAAGCGAACTCATGTTGACCGATAATAGCTTCTCCCTGAATTACCAGCTAGGGAAATCCGTTGCCTATCGAACTGCTATCGAGAAACTAAAAGAGCAAGACGAAAAGGAGGTGGGCGAATGATTTACTTAGGCATTGACCCAGGTCCGTTCGAAAGTGCGTTTGTTTGGTGGGAAGCCAAAGCAGAAAGGGTTATCAGGCTTGAATCGATTCCGGCGTTTGGCATTGATTCGATTACGATCGGGCCGCTACTCAAGGGCGTCGACTTTGTTTCCATCGAATGGATCGAGTGTTTTGGGATGGCGGTAGGTCAAGAGACGTTTCGCACGGTGGCAGGCATTGGCTGGTTTGCATCGTTGCTTTCGGGAATCGATAGGCCTTTGCGACTTGTACCGCGTCGATCGGTCAAGCTGCACTTGTGCAATTCGATGAGGGCCAAGGATGCCAACGTCCGGCAAGCTCTTATCGATCGCTTCGGGCCGGTTGGGACCAAAAAGCAACCCGGCAAGCTCTACGGCGTAGCAACCCACTATTGGGCGGCGTTAGGCGTGGCGGTGTACTCGGCTGACGTATTCGACCCAGGGCAGTTTTGGATCGAGGATCTACGGAACAAGGCAGGCAAATAATGGAACGCAAAAACATTTCCCAGCCCGAGGAAGCTTGGGCGGCATGGGACAAGCAGGCGGCGGCGATGGATATGACCCTGAGCGGGCTGATTTTCGAGGCTATGAACGAGCATTTAGGGCTCTTCCTGCCTCGCAAAACCAAAAAGCGGCCAAAGTC